CGAGGTGTGGTTGGTGACAGTCTGTGTATACGCAGCGGTCTTCTCAACAGAGGGGTCTAAAAATATACTCATGATCACTTATCCCTTTGTTATACTTGCACCGATACCCCAAGTCTCAATATCAGACGCAACAAAGTCTTCCAATTCTTGGATGAGCGCTGTTTGCATTGCTACTGCTTCTGATTTCAATGATTCGGCATTGAGTGTAATACTCCCGCCGGCGCCGGCCAATGAACTAAATTTACCACGCATATTACCCAACATTATCATCGCCTCACTCAGCGCCCAGTCCTCAATCCAATTTTTAGTCATGCGATCTGTAAGGAGGTCTTGTTCTGTTCGTTCGATAACTGCATCTATCAGGATCCGCTCAGCGTACCCTATTGACCGCATAATTGATAGAGACCGGCTGCGTTCCGTCCATTGGAATTGAAATTCACGCACGAATAGTTTATTAACTAGTGACTGGTAAGCAGACATCAGGTGGTACGAGAGCAAGTCAAATGTTCCTGCTGAATACAAAGACTGAATCATTTGTTGTCCATACAAATCACCACCCTCTTCTGTCGGAGAAGATACTGCTGCAAGGCTCCCACGTGTTCGATATATGTTGAGGACATCAACAATTGTGTTGAAGCCAACGGCCCGGCTTGTTAGGATGTATTTTTGTTGTCCTGCTTTGAGGTCAAGAAAAAAGTACGCACGTGCGTTACCTGCACCAGAGTCGCGTCGAATATAGTCCAATCCCTTTTGTACAGCAAGGTCCATCTGATCTCGCGACAGCTCTACATTCGTGATTGGAGCGCCAAGTCTTGTGTATAAATTATGGATTACCTTACGGCGCTCGTCGGCACTACCGTCCGTACCAACGCCGATCTCTTCTGTAAGTGGGCGACCACTATACCCATCAAGCCCCAAAATAGGTGTACCTGTTGTAAATCCTAGATCAGTGAATAGCAGTGAAGAACTGATGAATTCTACCATCGAAGGCTCGCCACACAGTGTCGATACGACGTTGATATTGTTGATGTCATTCCAAGCTGCGATGAACGGTGGAGTAACCGCCTGCCACTCCGTACCGGACCAGATCGTCAGTGCTCCTGTTGTGGTGTTTAGCCACCGAGTTCCTACTGGCAGATTAACAGGAGTTATCGAGAACGGAATAGCTACCCAGTTAGATGTGGCGTCCCACTGCCAGAGTGTGACTCCGTCATACCAGGTAGATCCTAATAGTGGGGTAGTCGGATCAACAATTGCTGTGGTAGGGAATACAGCAGTCCACACCGCGCCGTTACGGCGATACCATAACCGAGTAGTAGTGTTGAACCAGTATCCTGACGTTAGAGTGCTTGGGCGAATTAAACTTTGGATAACACTTACCCCCACCCAACTACATGATGGAGTTGACCCAACCAAAGTGAACCATAGTCCGAGTGTCGAGTTGTACCAGAGTGCTCCTTGCTGCAATTCAGGTCGTGCTGCAGGATCTTGTAGTTGATTGAATAAACCAGCAGTGAATTCAACCCAAGCCCCACCGTCCCATTCATATATTCTTGTGGTAGCAGAATTGTACCAAATCTCACCAACAGTAGGAGTTGTTGGGCTCTTGTGATACACCAGTGCTGCTAGGATTGCCCAAGTTGATGTGAGTACGTTATATTGCTGTACCACTCGCGTGAGTGGATTTACCCAATATTGATCAGGGGTTGGATTTACTGGAGCAGTCACACTGATGGTTGCTCCCACATTAACCCAAGATAGGCCGTTCCAACTCGAGGTAACCATCGTCATCGGATCGTACCACAATGTTCCGGCGTTCAGTGCCAATGGATCTAGAGGGGATGTTAGTACGTTGGTAGTAACCCAACTGTGTGAAATATCATTCCACCTCTGGAACAACCCAGTGGTCGGTTGACGCCAGATGTTAGTACAAGTCAAATTTGGTACACTTGCTGGATCTACCGCGCTTATATACGAAGTTACATCCTTCCACACGACTCCATCGAATATGCGAGCTGTGGTACCATCAAACCAATATTCATCACACTGCGCGATAGTAGGATCACTAGCATATGAGATTACAGGATTGGTAGGAGGTGGTAATATCCATGAGCTACCAGACCACTCTTTCAGTTGATTGGTGTTTAGGTCAAACCAAAGGTCGCCGGTGCCGGGTGTAGTAGGATCGCTACTGGAACTTACAGGTTTGACTACACCAGCACGCGAGCCGTCCCATTGAGTCCAGTTATTGGCTACTAGCGAGAATTGACCGTAGTATGGAAACTGTGCCTGCTCAAATTGATTGACTGCTACTCGTTTCCAACTATTATTGAGTTCATCGAGCAGTGATTGATAAGTTGTTAAGACAGACCCTCTAATCATCAAATCGATGGGCTTATCATCAACCTTCATCTTGACACTAAATGTGTTTGTTGTCGGGAGTGGAATTGGTAACTGGGCTGATGGTGTTACTCCTGATGTTTGGATACACTGATACCCTGAAGTGCACTTGATTTCAGGCACTGGTGGGGATGATGCAGAATAGCTGTATATGCCAGACTGGTTATATTGGCATATGTTGTCAATAGCAAAGAATCCAAAATAGTAAGCAGTACAGGATGAGTCCAACCCTGTGACCGTCACACAGCCTGTTGTATTGTCTGTGTTGCTACTCCATACAACTTTAGCAACGCCGATACGATCTCCAGCAAACAGTGTGTCGGATATGTTGGCATCTCCTGTGTAGCAGCACGTCCCATCCTTAGGTTTGTGTTGTTGAGATATGGGGGTAGTGCTGACTACAAGGGTGCCGCCAGCGTAGTGTCCCGTTGGTGTGCCACAGCCAGTTCGTGGAGTTGGCGGAGTCGGAGCCCAACACACAGTGCCTGTGGTATCAGATGTTCGAGTAAATGTTAGTGTCTGAGAGTTACCCTCAACTCGAATTGCGTTGGGTGTGTCGAAGAATGATACGGCCATATGAAGGGGTTTCTTATTATGATCTATTTATCGCACATCATAAATACCAAGAATGGGCAGTGCTCCACATCCATAACGCCGGATATTACACTTACACACATATGCGCTTAATAGACATCACTCAAGCCCTCATTGCACAAGCTTCTCTAGTTGAATCGTATAGCAACTACCTGAGCACTCTCATAGCGACAGTCAAGAGTCCGCAGAAAATGGCATTAATTAAGCCGAATGTATTAAATCAAATGGCAGGTATTGTGACAGCTCTGTCGATTGTATCGAATGAAAAATTTCGAGCAACTCTCAAGCTAAGTGATGCTGATGTAGTCACGATGATTAGTAAGCTCGGAAGCGATCCTGCGGTTACTTCTGAACTGTTGAATATTTCCAAAAAATCACCATCTCAGTTGTCAATACTGACGACTCTATTCACCAACTTTACTAAATTGCCAGCAGAGAAACAACAAGAGCTAATAGTACAGGTGACAAAATTGGATAAAAAATTACAAACCTTGGTTACTGAAAAGGGTGCTGAAATAAAGAAAGATGCTCAAGAGATTGATAAAGTTACACAGATAGCAGTGCCAAACTTGACTCTGTAGGTGTAGTGTGAGGTGATAGAAGCGCACTGGTCCGTGCTTCTATTTATACTGCCTCACATTAACTCTACAAAGGATCAAAATGGCACGAAAACTCAGTTCTACTCAACCTTCACGCAGGTCTACTGCAAGCGCTTCTTCAACCAAGCGCGAACGGTTCATCACTGTCGAGACGGATGCTCAGCTCAATGCTGCACGCAAGAGGAAAACATGGACAGAAAAAGATTGTGTTGATGTCACTCCACTAACGGATACTCAACGTGAGGTATTTCAATGCTGGTACCAGCGTAGTGATTCTCACTTAGCACTAACCGGTAGTGCTGGTACGGGAAAAAGTTACGTCGGATGCTATTTGGCAATCAATGATGTACTCAACCCCGAAACGGACCAAAAGAGATTGATCATTATTCGAAGTGCTGTTCCTACTAGATCGAGTGGTTTTTTACCAGGATCTCGTGAAGAGAAGGAGGAGATTTACCAAGCACCTTATAAAGAGATTTTCAGTAAGCTATTCAAGCGGGCTTCTACTTTTGAGGACATGGTTGACGCTGGTGTGATTGAGTTTGTTACAACAAGTTACATTCGTGGAGTTACTTTTGATAACTGCATCATCTTGGTTGATGAAATTCAGAGTATGACTCAACATGAAATTGATAGTGTGTGTACACGATTGGGTAAGAACTCTAGGATCATGCTCGTTGGTGATTCACGGCAGGACGACTTACACTCGAAGAAGGGTACTGAAGTCAGTGGATTTGATTATGCTATTAGTACGGCCCGCCATGTTTCCAGTTTCGATATCATCAAATTTACTCACGATGATATTGTGCGAAGTGGATTCGTAAAGGATTGGATTATTGCAAGCGAAGGTTTCTAATACTATCCCATTACCAGGATAGGCACTGGCTCTATCCTGGTAAATACCTCACAACACAATACATAATTATTACATGAAATTTATTTTTGCAACCAAGGCTGCGTGCTGCGGCAATAAGGGAGGGGGAGTGAAGTTAAGATCCACAAACTATCCAATAGAAGCGGGTAATGCAGCTAATGGGATACTGAGGGCTTTTGATGTGTTTTACACAAACTATCACACCCAACCTGCTGAAATTGTTATGACGCAGCCTGAGTTATCCATTATCCAATCCGAGCTCCCAAACAGTGAATTCTCACTAAGAAATTCTATGTTGTATTTTCGCAACTATCCTATTACCTTGGAAGTACTGTGATGAAGTGGGTGAGTAGTTACATTGCTACACAACAACAAGCAGATCAGCGCTTCGACACATGCAAGCGTTGTATCAACATGAGTGCGATGAATATGTGCAACCAGTGTGGTTGCTTTATGCCAGCAAAAGTTCGACTCAAACACTCATACTGTCCAATCCAATTCTGGGGACCGATTGAAGATACAGGTGAGCAACACCCTGTTTTGCCAGAGTACTATGAAGAACTCAACAAAGATTGACCCCACGGTAGCGATACCAATGGGGCTTTTCTGAGATTCGAGAATCTATTCGTTCGGTAACAATATCGATATCCCGCTGATCTGGTGTCCAGTCTAGGTACAGTCCAGCATTAATGAATGTATCGCTGTCGAACTGTGACTCTTTGTTGTAATTGACGCCCCTAACATCCAGCTCACGCTTAATTCTCTCATACCTGTTAGCTAAGTAAAGCCCCTTGTTATAAAACCACGAAACGTGGCCAGTGTTTAATGTGAACCGGGGAGGCATGCGTTCCAACACTCGCTCTACTCCAAACGCTCGGAGACTTCTGATTAGGGATTTGGGTACCATCTTCAATTCCCTGAATTCCGAAAATAAATGGCAATCCATTAGTAGCGTCGGATCTATTAAGTTAACTCGGGTCATTTTGATTTCTCGATACTCTGCAAGATAAATAAAAAATTGCAACACTAAGGGACAACATGCGCACATCATACACCTATTTGATTGGTTGGTCAACATTAGATCGATGGTACTACGGATGCCAATACGGAAAAAATGCAAATCCAGATAATCTATGGGTTACATACTTCACATCATCTAAAGTAGTGAAGGATTGTCGATTGAAATACGGCGAGCCAGATGTGGTCAAAATCCGAAAAGTTTTCAGTGATGGTAACAAGTGCAGAGAGTGGGAATCGAGAGTACTGAAGCGACTAAGAGCCGCTGGTAGACTCAATTGGTTGAATAAGCAATCTGGTTCTGGAGTATACATCAACACTACGGTAAACGTCAGGTGTGCAGTGACTGGAATTTACATCGGACCTGTGCCCATAGATCACCCTCTGTATGTAGCTGGTAGTTATATTCCATTTAATAGAGGAGCAAAGTACGGGCCGAGTAAAAGGAGAGGGCGACCCAATGTATCTAGCATAGGGAGAGCAGTAGTTAGGGATTCTACGGGAAGTTACTACCAAGTTCCAGTCGATGATATTAGGATAACATCAGGGGAGCTACAACCTATGTGGAAAAGTACTGTGTCCATTAGAAATATTGAAACTGGTGAGATCAGACAACACAACCGGTGCGACGAATTGCCTTCGGGCTTTTGTCACTTGGCTAAAGGTAGGATAAATGTCAAGGATAAGGACGGCAACAGTTTCCAAGTACTAAAGACAGATGAGCGATTAGTTACTGGTGAGCTGGTCCACGTAAACACAGGGCGCAAGGTCAAAGATCCATCAAAAGCCTCTCGACCGAAAGAAAAGAATGGAAGGTGGACTGGGATATCCGACGACCAATACTTGGATAAGATTAGAGCAGTGGTTACAGCAAATCCTGAGTTCAGATGGAAACAAATAGCAGAGTCTATTGATTTACCTGCCAGCAGGACCTACTTGAGAAAGGTAATTGAACAGGAATTCGACATACCAACATACAACAATAGAAAGCTGACGAATTCCCGATGATTGCGTGAATCCCACTGACATAGATTATATTGTTGGATAAATAGCTGATCGCCAATCGGGCCCTGCCAGCTACACATGAATCTTTTCACAAAAATTTTATTCGAGACAGCACCCAAGTATACTACTCAAGATGATACTAGTGCTGTAGAAATGTTAAGAGCACACTGTTCCGATGCGCTGTGGATGTTGACAAGTAACACCCCAATCTACAGAGGGGATAAGCAGTTGACGTCAGAAGCAGGCTTTTTATACGTGGACCCCAGTGAAACTGTAAGAAAATCTAAAAACACCACAAACTTCTATACATCTGTATTTGATGCAATCCCTAGTTGGGCTGGTTGGCCAAAGCGTTCTAGAAGCTTTATTGGATCTACCAATCGAGGTACAGCAAGTGCCTTTGGCAACTTCCGAGATGTGTGGATTCTAATCCCCTTCAATGGAGTTCAGATTGGGGTATGTCCATACCACGACTTATGGGCTACACCTGTACGTAGCTTTACCCGGAATTACATGGTTGATGATTTGAATTCAGTGTTCAAGAAGGTGGGTTGTGAGGAGTACTCAGATCTCGACAAGTTATCAGACAGTGATTTGAGCTTTTTGAACCAGCAGCTCCACACTCAACTCCAGACCACATCGGATGTTAAGTGGTGGGTTGGGAACCTATACTCACCCGAATCACTTCAATTAAAAAAGTACACTACAGCCACACTACCAAGAGCACTCATGACACAAGATCGTGAAGTCTGGGTATCTGGTAAGTGTGTTATGATTTCGCCCAGTATGTGGGACCGACTTCGAGCAGCTCTTTAAGGTTGACCTGCGTCACGTGATACAGGTGGTTGCACAACACCCATAATATCACGTTGCTTCAAGAATAGATATTTTGTTTTTTCGTGCTCGATTTCCTGACCACTTTTGCGGTTGAACATCACTCTATTCCCGACTGATAATACCATTGGATCAAATCTATCGCCAATGAAGGTACCTGGGCCGACAGCCACTACTGTCCCGACTTCTGTATCACTCTCAGCTTTGGATACCAACACAATACCCGATGCTGTCTCAGTTACCTGTGCCTGTTTTTTAATCACCACGAAATCGTGGAGTGGTTGTAAATTCATAAAATCTCCTTGTTGTCAGAATTGTCTGATAAATTATTCTATGCGGTTTATTGCTCTGGTTGCTACACAGGTGAGTCACAGCTTAGGTCAGCTCGGTTCACTTCAAATTTTAATGTCCCACAATCCCAGACTCTCCAGAACCCATGCAATTCCATATTAGCATACTCCGTTAGTTTGGGGTCGAACTGAGGAAGGATCTTTTTGAGATTGTCCTTACGATAGTTCCACCTGTGCTTACGAACACCGTCAACTACGTAGAAATAAGATGGTGGATTGTCTACTGTTAGTTTGAATCCAAGTATGGTATACATGTTACCCACACTCCACCTCTTATCAGCAAAGCTGTATATCCGCCGCCAATCCGGTTGGGTTCGCTTGAAGTGGGTCAGTAACTTGGATGCAATTCCAGGGATACGGTACTTAACATCAGTACAGAATCTACTTAATTCCCACACACCTTGCTTGTCGGATAGTGATTTATTCTTTTGCCCAAGAGCGACCCGCGGAGCGGAGAATGTCATTACCGCAACCAACGTAGTTTCAAAGTATGCTCCCAGTGATATTGAACACGTATCATTCCCCTGTATGTGGTTACTATCTAACAATTGCTTTTTCTCAGCAGGAGGACACTCTCGAATCGTACACTGTCTAGCATGAATCCTGTTGGGAGTTCCTAATTGAGTGTAGTGCTTTAACTTTGCAGATAGTAGATTGATGTTGTTAAATTCATCCTCAAATAGTATCGTATACTTAACACCTGCGTCTGCTAGTGCTCTTGAAGTTACTAATGCATTGCGCCGATTAGATCTTTTGTCTTGAATTGATAGTACAACCAACGCGCGGTTTGATAAGGGGTCAAAAAATGTCACTACAACTTCTCCCACCCTGATAAACTTTTGTCCTGTCGGGAAAATGCCCTGTAGGACATCAGCGAAGTATTCAATTTTCGAATTTGCTGAAATATATTTGAAAAATAGTGGGGGAATCACACCTTTAATATTGTGGCGAGATCCTACATTTTCTCTCCACCCCAACATCTGCAAATTCGACGCATCAGCACACACTTCTGGGGGGATGTTATTGTCGAAGCAGTATCTCGTGGGGACAAAGTGGTCTAAGTGATATGCACCCTGGACGCCCGCCCTGCCACGTGGCAGGTTGTTGGGGTTTATGATGTGTTTGAAATTTCGGTACGTCTCTTCGGTCAGTGCAGATACCATTGCTTTGTACGATCGCCATGCGGGTGCTGTCTCTCTCCACTTGGTTGAATTAGTTTTCGACCACGCTGTCACACCCGAAGTGCGGTCGTGTATACCACAGACAATGCATACTGAGTTCAGGTTTATCAAATTTCCTGGGTAAGTTTCAAACTTATGGCCACACTTGTTGTTATAGAACCACAACTTGTGGGTTGTTTGCCTAAGACCTGTGAAAGGACTAAGCACTTCTAACCCTTCCCTTGCCCACATATCCAATATTGGTGTTTGCACACTGTGGACTGCGGCTAGTCTCCGTTGGTTGTGGCAGTTAGGGCACCCCGAGACTCCATTCTTCTTAAATGCCTGTCTCTTGGATAGCGGTGTCGCAGACCACACGTGATTGCACACGACACATTTCATTTGATGGTGTGCTTTGGCTCCCTTAAATGGCTCTAACAGTTGAATCTGGTTCTTCTCTAACAGAGATGTAGCGTATGGGGTTGGGGGCGTAGGTTGCATGATAAGTTGGATGGCAGCTTTGTGGGTTTGTATGTGAGATTATGGTATATTTATGATGGTGGTCACTACGATCTCAATGTCCTACTAATCTACAGACTTTCCTCATGGTAAAAAAAAGCCCGCATTCAATGCGGGCTTTTTGGTGCATTATGGATTATGCGAAGTTCAAACCATTCACTACAATCTTGCCGTAGTAGTCGCTTGAATTACCAAGAGATGTTGCTGTGCTGGTGAACGTTGCTTTTGCGTAACGTGTCAGCAAAGACATAGATGGTTGGTATGTAACAGGGTTCATAACCACACCAGTGCTCATCAATGGAATGTATGGGCAGTAGAAGTAACCAGCGTCTTGTTGACCCTCGCCACCTTTGAAACCGACCAAGATCTCATCATCACCAGATCCACCGAAAGTTGTAGAAGATGCTTGGTTCCACAAGTATGTGTATACTTTGATAGAACCATTCAATGTACCTGCCAACATAGTGTTGTTAGGGCCCTTGAATGAACCTTCGACAGCAGGTGCGAACACCGACTTAGAAGCGCTTTGCAACACTGACAAAATCATTGGTGACACAACGATAAAGTTACCAGTACCGCGACGTGTCTTACGACCAATCTCGTTTGCAACTGCGTTGATGATTGTACCAAGAGCTGCAAAGCGATCGCCGGCAAATGTTGGTGTGTATGGAGAAGCAGCAAGTGCGCCGTTCCATGTTGCGGTTGTGCCAGCAAGTGCCAACAGATCACTAATCACTTCATTGTCGATTTCAGAGATAATTTCTGCAGACATACCAGCAGTCATCTCAGTCTCGATGTTCATACCGTGTTGGCTGTTCATATCTTGCATTGCTTCGATAGTCCAGCTCGTTTGCAAGCGGCGTGATTTTGCTTCGATGGCTTGAGACACGACTTCCAATGAAACCTTACGGCCACCAGAACCTTCGATACGACCACCAGAACCACCTGTAGTACAACCATCCAAGCTTGAGAAGCCAGTGTTTGCACCGAATGCGCTACCTGTAGGAGCACCGCTGATGTTTGCCTCATTTACGGCGCCAAAGCCTGATGCACCTGGTGCAACAGAAGATGCGTCAGTATCACCAGAGTAGTAGCGGCGGATTGGCTCAGCATTGCCGAACATTTCATCGCCTGCATTAACAGTGCTTGGAGCGCCGACTGTTTCGTTGTACTTGTAGCGCATGCTATACACAACAGACACAGGGGCCTTCATCGCTTGAACACCAACCAATTGGGTTGCAATTGTACCTGGGATCACACGGCGAACCATTGGCAACAGGATGTTGCGGAAGCCAGCAATGTCAGATGCTTGTGTAGAACCGCCCGAAGCAGACTCAGTCATGCTTTGTTTTTGGTTTTCCAACAGTTGCGCAACTGCTGAGCGTGTATCGCCGGTCAAACCGGTCAGGAGGGTGGACTTGGCTTCGCTCCAGTTTTCTAGTAAATTCATGGTCAATTTTCCTTTCTGAATATTAAATTAGACCCGCGCTTGCGAGCAAGCGACGTTTTTCTTCGTCTGATAGACCTGAGATAGACTCATTAACAATACGCTTGGTACTGCGTTGAGTATCACCAGATTTCAGTTCCAGCTTACGGGGATCTACCTTAGATTCAGACAGTACTTGAGTTTCCTTTTCTGTTTCTTCGCTTCCCACCAGTGAACGAGCAGATGCTGCGCCCTCTGTGATTACACGGTCGATGTATCGATCGTATGTTTCCTGCAATTTGTCTGTAGCGACAGTTGCGAGAATAGTTTCCATCACTTGTTTTGGCTTTCCGCCAAGTGATGATAAAATTGTTGACATTTTTGCTGCACGCTGAGACTCATTCAGAGACTTCTTCAGTGCTGCATTTTCTGCTTGTGACTCTTGGAGTGCAGATGTTAGTTTTTCCAATTGGCCGGCGATGCCAGTCTGTTGGACATAGAATTGTTCAAATTCAGAGCGGAAACCTTCGAACAACTTAGCACCGAGTGCGTTGCGTTGAGATTCAACCAAATCAGCCTTGATCTCTTCAAACTCTTCTGTGATCGCAATATCAAGGAATGAATCCAATTTTTCAATCAATGCTTTGAAGTCTTCCTTCACAGTGACAGCAAGTTCTTCCTTTGCTTCAACCAAGCGTGTTGCTGATTCTGCTTCCAAATCACGGAAGGATTCCAGATCCGCTTTGTGTTCAGTGATGTGCTTAGTCAATGCGGCAGTTACTAATTGGTCCACTGATTCGATTAGCGTATCGCGATCAGCAACATATTCTTTAGCAAACTTTTCTGTTAACTCTTGTGTTACTTCCACGTAAGCAGTTTCTTTAGCTTCAGTAATTACTTGCTCAAATGCTTCTTTAATTGATACCTTAGTATCGTCAGTGAGAAGTTCGCTTTCAAACAAACTCTTTAGTACTTCTACAGACATAATTTATCCTTTGTATATGGTTAACGACTATATTTAGTATTATTTATAGTGTTGGCAGGAAAAGTGGCGATTGGGGTGCTAATCATCACAACCCCAACAAATCCTGCAATTGTTTGGCTGAGGTGAAAGCTTTATCATCGTGGGTTAGTGGAATTGTGTGCCCGTTTGGATAGTAACTAATTCCAACGTGATATATTCCTGCCGAATCTTTTCGAAATGCTAAATCAGCAGGTAAACCATTGATTAGTTTGTTCTTCCGCGATCTATGGATGTATACATTGAGTACTGGTCTGTCCAACAAATCACCACAATCTGTGCTAATGTGATGACCAGGAATCGCCGTTTGTATCAGAGCAATATCTACTGATGTTAGTGGAACGTTTGTTGGTTGTTTTGATTTTCTCAGAAAATCAAAAACACCTTCTTGTATCATATATTCAGAAAATTTCATAACATATCCTATATTATTGATTAGCCAGCAATCTATCAAGGAGCGCTGCTCTATCAACAATCATTGTATTGTTTACAGTATTACTGAAGGAATCTAGCCCACCAGTAGTACCCATCTTGTCCTTGTGCTTCTTGATGTCAGCCTTTTGCTTAATTGCATCGAGAGCTGTATTGAGTGCTTGGATAGACACCTCACCCAGTCGAGCTTGCGAGCGCGGCTCAGCATACTCAATGTTGAGCTTCATTGCTACTGCTAACTCCATTGCTTGGTGTTGCACCTCTTGCAACTGCTCCTCAATAGACTTATCCTTCTCATCGTAGTTAGCAGCTGGAGCTACTGGAACAACTGGAAGTTGTACTGAGGGTTGCGTGGCAAGAGTTGTGCCCGAGTCCAAGTCAAACACATTCTCTAGTGGGTGGGATATATTCATATCGATCACACAACTTTAAGTGTTTTGGAGCTATCGTAAATGTTTTTTAACGATCGCCCACCAACTTTCAGCCCACCAGTATACTTTGGATCAGCGATGACGGTTCCTGTTTGTTTGTATCCTCGTTCGCTCCAGACGATATCATCACCAGCCTTGATTACGACGCCTTTATCATCACCAATTGGGGGATATGCTGAGGTATCAGTACCTTCATTTTTAGATTGGGGAGCGGATTTCTGACGTTTGAAGTAATCGTTCAACACACGAGATGCGATTGACCTATACCTAGCTTCTTTAAATCCAACAGATTCACTACCATCTTCTTCAGCGTATCTATTACCCTTACCCTTAATTGCCCACGAATCCTCGTGGTTGCTTTTATCGATAATTTGGTTGAGTTGATGTGAATCCACACCACCAACATTAATTCTATAGCGATCTAAAATTCCTTCTTTGTGGGTTATTGAATTTACTTTGGTGGTTTCATCGATACTGCGTACACTTTCTTTTACGACGGGGGCAATCCAACCCTTGTTGTTTTTCCACATGCCCATCAGTTTACCCGAGGTGCCGCAATACGCACCCTCAAATCCACCCTTGCCTGGTTTAATGTTCATCTCACGAGTAGTTGCCGCATCTGTCCATTCTTTGTGATCACTAAAAGTAACAGCTTTCTTTTTATCGTGAGCTTCATGAATGAGATTTGCGTTCAGGGCTGAATTCATTTTGCTCACAAATTCAGGATGCAAATGTTCACACGAACCTTGTTGAGTCGCAATTTCCCAGTGTTGATCAACCGATTCTTTCGACTTGAGTGCAGTGGCGAGATTGTCGAGTATGCGGATGTCGTTACGCAACAACTCTATCTGAGTATCATCATCACACGAAGCTAGAAAGCTGACGATCTCATCGATTGCTGTTTTAACTTCCTTGATGTCAAAGTTGCTGAGCCAATCTAGATTCAGCGCTGGTTCTCCACGTTGAGCCAAGTCACGTAGTGGATGTGAGGTAGACTGTTCAGTAGGCTCTGCAACAACTTCATCATCTTCGTCGATATACTCATCACCGTCACTACTCATATCATCTTCCGTTATCCGAGATGCGAGCGCAAATGCTGCATCCAGTTTACCTAGTGTAGATCTCAGCGCCTGCTTGATATCACTCGATACAGATGGGCGTGGAATAATGTCGATTATACTATCTTGAGCTTGAGCGATTAGTGATGTCAGCGATCGCGTATTCTCACTGCGTGCTTCAGCAACTACAAATGGGTATTGCTTGATGTATAAATCAACCAATTCAGCCATGTCTAAATCTCCGCCGTACCCTGATGCACGATTGATCGCATCAGTCACTGCTGAGCGGTATTGATTGAGTGCCTGATATTTGCCATCCCAAACTCGAGCGTACACTTTTGTGAACAAATCACTTTCCTCGTTTCCCACGTGCACGGAAGGATTAGCGTTCTCAACCACATCCGTGGTATACATCGACAGAGGATATTCTCCCACGAACTGTCGAATCATCTGCGGTACCATGCTAACTGGTACGACAGACGAATTTCGGAAAAACTCTTCAACCCACCAAGTATAGTGAGATTGTGTGACAGGATATCCTGACTTTTCTAATCGATACCCCCTTAGACGAATTTCATCATCAAGCTCAGAGAATAGATCTCTGTAGGCGGATGTCGTTGACTCTTTTAGATAGATTCTCGACTCATATTGCACCTGAAGTGTGCCGATTCGTGAACGGTCTTTGGAGTGCGTTACTTTGTACACAATCTTTGCAGTAGAGCGAGAAAATGGCTCACCCGCTTTTTCAAAGTTGTCGGGTGTTTGATTGACCATGATGCCAATTTCACCACCCGAAATGTGGAGTTCAGACCCAACACGAAATACTCTGTGATCGATCTCTGTGAGGATGTTTAATAGTTTGCTCATTTGTTATGGACTTTGATAGTTAGTAAAGTTAGATGTACTTATTGTGCAGGCTGTAACCCACTACACCACGTAGTATATAAGCTCTGTAATACACTACGAGCAGTTTCCCAATCGGTCTGAGGATTCAAGGCAACCGTAGCGTATATGTTTTTGAATTTGCTGATAGTGTGTGACTGATATGCAGAGGTTATATTCTGATTAATGATTGGTACAAAATCTTTGGTTATCAGAGCGGAAAATTCTTCGTGAGTGTATGAGTTTGCGACAGCAAGTGTTGAGGCAGGGGTGAATACTTTGAAGGTTGTTGTCCGAGCATCAACCACGCTTTGTCGCGAATCCGAAAATCTGTCACACAGTTGACTCAATGTATTTGAGGAATCGGATTCCTCGAGTGGTGTAATATTGGATATGATTGTGGAGAATAGTGCTGCCATTGTATGTGCCATCAAGAAGTTCTGTATTTACTTCATTTCACACACCACACAGGCAGTTAGTATCACTCTCGCGTGTGTGTTACATATCGTTAAACAGTTTTGTTAAGGCGGTTGATATAATGGGGCTCGGGCGAGAAGGGATGAAGTCAAGTTTTTTCTTCATTGCGCGGGTTGCAGCAAATACGAACGATTGAGCATCATTCGAGTCAGCTTTAATTGAGGCAAAGAATTCTTTGGGAAATGCTACCGTCGTTCCGCGGGTACTGTGCTCGTACTGCACAGGGATGTGATATCTGTCTGCATCCTTAGTAATATAATTTAAGTCAGATGTGGATAGTTCTGGCAGACCGATGGATTGTAGGTATGGGTTGATTTCTGTTGGTGAGGTAAAATCTTTGGTGTTTGTTCCGAATCTCACGGTCGAGGAACCACGATCGGGATTATGAACGCCAGTTCGCGAGAACTGAATATTAGGATCTAGACCGTCTGTATACTTAATAAACACTGCTCTGTAGGCATGGCCAGTTGTATCTCCTTCTGGCCCACCAAATAAAGTTACTTCTGGCATTCCCACACCCGATCGGTGCTTTACCCATCTAAGATTAGACCAGTACCCACCGGTTGTTGGTCCGTGGTCTATGGTAGACTCACTCAAGCTTTGTGCGTATTCGTGTAGTGTAGTTTGGAAGAGATACATTATGTGTTGGTAGTTAATTAAATTAATGCAATCATTTCTCAATAGGTGTGATATCTAAGTGAGCAGCCTGCTTGTCTAGCTTTGAGTCGAATAACTTCTGCATCAGCTCCAAATATTCATCATGCAGTTCCTCAGACACATTGAGATACAAATCACCGAGTTGGAATGCTGTGGAATTCGTACGAGAAACATACTTAGTAGGTACTCTTTCTGGATATTTTGCTATCATCCTATCCAAAGCAACATAACTAGCTGAAATAGCTGCATCCCTGATTATCGAGATCTGATCATCACTAAAACCAGCTTGCTTTAACTGCTTGAGTGCCGCATCAGTAGGAATAAACCTGTCTTTGTGTTTAGTGAACATTGCATCCATAAACCAGCGATCTAATTTGTTGAGAATGCCTGGGCCATATTTTTCACCACGAACCAATTGTTTGGCGTATGCGGCAGACTCGTTGGTAGTAGCCATTTCTCGGAGGATTTGTGTTAAGAGTGACATGAGGTTTCTAAGATTGTAGCTTATTTAGCTTATTTAGCTTTTTTGACAGGTGCACCGAATATTTGATCTTCAGTTATTATCTGAAATCGAATCCCTCTCTCGTCACACCACTTCTGGGCGGATTGCCACTTAGCGTAATTGACAGCACGGGTGAGCTGCGCGTAAGTGCTTTCTTTCTTCTGCTCATTTACTTGACTTTTAGGTTTGATCTCAAGCAACCTTCGTTGAAGAGCCCCTGTTGAGTCGGTGATCTCTATATAGAAATCAGGATAATAGTTCGCAGGTTTGTTCTTTACTGGATTCCAGTATGGGATTTTAATTTCTTCAGATAGCACCTTGGTGATGCCAGGATTATTGTCAAAGAACTGTAGGCACCGTAACTCCCACGAACTTCGGAAGATAATGTTGTTCAGATCACCTTCGAATTTACTGGGATTGAGAGGTCGGTAGCGACCTTGGTGATATTTTGAAGCCAAAAGGAAACCCCACATTGTGTGTGGGGTTATTTAGTTGTGGATGCTGTTAGTATTAGCTAACCAGGTGAATTTTACCAGTATACCCATCTTTCTTGAATAGCTCTTTCGCTTTGATTACAGCTTGAATTGGAGATTCTGCTTTCACCTCAATGTACGTATCTTCGTCGATATCAAAGAGTTCTTTCGATTTTTTGGAGAACATGTACGACGATGATGCGCCCTCTGTTAACTCATCAGATTCTTGTTCCTGCTCTTGATCGACAGGAGCACATGCTGCACTGAGTGCTTCTGCGGCTGTAATAAGGGCTTCAATCTCACCTTCACAACCTTCAATGCTGTCTACATCTGGAATACTCGCGAGGGCTGCGGCTAGTCGCTCAGCTGGAGTTTGTTCAAGTTCACCATCAACTTGCTCAGGTGACATCTCAGGCTCTTCAGAGTAGTCAGATTCTTTTAGTGTAATGCCGGCCATTCTGGCCAGGCGGAGTTGTTGTTCGTTCATGATGCAATATTATTTGTTGTGTGTATGCGTTATTTATATTGAGCAGGACCAAAAACGGGCGGTGAGTCACATTAACAGTATCAATCAGTTCCATTTTGGGTACTACTCGCGTCATTTACAATAACATTTCGCAAATTGATCGACTGAAAGTGCAAAAAAATCTGCCCGAAGGCAGATTTTTACATTACTGAGAATTAGTAAGGGCCAACGCCACCTAACATCACACCAGGCTTAATGTTATCAGCAAATGTCTGGAATGCGTGATCGATTTGGATTGTCAAATCAATAGTCAAACCATCACTGTTAGCATAGTCAAGTCCACTGGTCTTGTATGATGTTATTTGGCAACCTTCGTATGTCCATGTTTCTAACACGACATCATTGCCATTCAACAAATCTAGTACAGTCGCAAACTTGTACATCGAGCCTTCTTGAGAAGCAGCCAAGTATGGACCTTCTGCACCAATCAAGTGTTGTTGACGTTGCAACTGAGCTTGGATAACACGACTTGCGCTAGATCCGATGTCATCATCGAATGTTGCTTGAAGGTCACCAAACTTATGTTTGCCGAGATAGTTAGCACGAGAGTTGTATCTATGCAATGTGTGACTATCAAAAGTCAAATCAGGACGATCGACTTTTTTGCACTGCAACGATAAGTTTTGGCTTGTCGGCAGTTCTCCAATTCCAAAAAATTGGATTCTCCATTTGTTTTGCTGTTTGGGCTGCAAGAAAGCTGTACCTAATTCGGGTACACCACCAACATCTAAAAGTCGAGCCATTGTTTTTCTCCTGTGTATTCCCCTATTTATAACATTCAACTCTAGATATGTACATACTCGTTTACACCACAGAGTTCTGTGGTGTTATGGAGATGTGCTTTATGAGACCACGAGACCTGACCAAGCAATTGCAATTCTGAACTACCCATCAAATGTGTAGTTGGTGCTAATATAACATACTTAATGAACTCCAGATTTTAACGACACATCTAAACCCAAACAGAAAAAATTAGTCAACAACACATCAACTTGTTTGATTTCAGTATATGCAATTACCAACATCTTGATGTCATTATCAACACAATATTGCACCTTCACTCGATCTCGGTGGCGTTGTTCTTCAAATACAACTTGAGCACGCGTGTGCTGTTGTTGTGTCCAGTTAACCTGGTCATTATTGCCAATCAATATTGCTTGATAGTGCTGTTGGCCGTGGAATTCAATACACGTATTGTGTTCAGGTACATAAAAGTCATACTTTAGCTTACGCCCAGTGAGAGTGTTGATGCAACCATCGAACATTTTCTGAGGTGTGTACGCGATGCTATGAGCATCTAACCACATCTGAACTGCAGCCTCACCTTTACTAGCTTTGCACCCAGGACACCCAGTCCTAGCATTTATATGTTTGGCTGCGGTTTGGGTGAAATCACCGTGCTTCTCACAACCGATAATGAGTTTTGTATTATTCATGAAGAACTCTTCACCGATGACTACACGTGAATAATCATACTTGGTGCCATGTATCTCACGAGCTCTGGTAACAAATACTTGACTTGTTAGTTTGGTCTTACCTGCACAAGTCGGGCACCCATTCTTACCGACAATGTGGTTACGGATGTTTTGTGTGAATAGTCCGTGCATCATGCAAGTGATTGTAATTTTACTGTTAACGTTAGTTTGTTCCGACCACTCGACACTAGAGTAATCATATCGGTCACCGTGTATCGTGCGAGCTTTTGTGAGAAACCCCTGTTGAGTGGTTCGAGAAGTTTTGGCACACTTCGGACAACCATTCTTGAGGTGGATGTGGTTGGCAATTTTTTGGTAGAAATCTCCGTGGGTTCTACAAGTGATCATCACCTTAGAGTCTGTCTTTGTAGTTAGTGTCCATTCGTGTAGTACTCGGGTATAGTCATACACATCACCATGCACACGAGTGGTGCTTTCAATAAAATCCGCGCTGGACAGCGCGCCTGTTACCGAACACCTTGGACAACCGTTTCCGCCGACGTGATTTGCTGCCGTTTGTGTGAATTCTCCATGAACTGGACAGTTGATTGTAACGCGTGTTTTTGAGCTGTCGGACTCCGTCCACTTAACTGTAGAATACTCATACTTGTTACCATGAGTTGTGTGTGCTTTTTTTAAGAAGGTATCTAGTGTCCACTTCGTCTGAGATTTCTTAGACTTTGATACAGTTGCCCACCGAGGACAGCCCTGGTTTCCATGAATGTGCTCTGCAGGTGTTTGATTGATTGGCTCATGGGTTGCACCCACAATTGTTAAGTGTAGTAATACAGTGATGGCATCAGTGGGCTGTGTGCCGTCGTGGAGTTGTCTAGTATTATCTAAAAATGTTTCGTGTGTTAGTGTTGCCATTGAATGTGGTGAGAATACACGGAAAATGTGGGTCGTAAATAATAGTACTATTTACACTCAAAGGGGTGGCTGTTGGCTACAAAAAATCCACTAATTAAAAAAGCAGGCGAGGCTTCAGACCTGACTGAGGCTCAGGTAATCGAATACACTAAGTGCTTCAATGACCCGCTGTACTTTATTGAAAATTACGTGTATGTCAGTCACCCCGTGAGAGGTCAGACTCTATTCGTGATGTACGACTACCAAAAAGAGCTTGTTGATGAATATCACACCAACAAGGATGTGATTGTTAAGTGGTCGCGGCAATCTGGTAAGGACTTGTGTATCGAAACTCCAATACTCACACCAAGTGGCTTTAAGCGGATGGGCGATGTCCACCCTGGCGATTACGTGTATGGCAGTGATGGTAAACCTACTCTAGTAATTGGCGAATCTCCCACATTCACTGAGCCTAATATGTATGAAGTTAGATTTAACGATGGTAGTGTCATACGCGCTAGTGAAACCCACAAGTGGACTGCATATAATCGATTCCTAAAGCATAAAAAATGCACTCTCACCACCAAGGAGTTGCTAGATAGTAACTGGTGTAAGCTGAGGTCGAACGGGTATACCGAGTACGCATATTACATACCTACAGTCAAACCAATCGAATTCTCAAAATCAGATTTGTTGATCGAGCCTTATCTATTGGGAGCGTGGTTAGGAGATGGTCACTCCAGAAACGCATACTTTACGTGCCACGACGAACACACGAATCACTTTCAAAATCAAGGTTTCATATTTAAAGTCGTACCATCATCAGTTCAAATTGGTAAAAACTGCCGATCATACTTGATACAAAACTCAAGCTTCTACCAAAAGCTTGGTTTGTTGGGTGTACGCCAGGAGGCAAAGCCAGGGAGCGTAAAAAGCAAATGTATTCCAGATAGTTATAAGCAGGCACATATTTCTGATAGGATTGCGCTACTACAAGGATTAATGGACACAGATGGGTTTATCAATTCCACTGGTTCTGAACTAGCAATTCAGTTAACCAGAAAAAACACAACTCTAATATCAGACGTCAAACAACTAATAGAAAGTTTGGGCATTAAGGTCAGTACTAAGGAATTCGAGCAGACAAACAGCACCAGACTATCCTTTATTATCACACGAGATCAATTTGATGCGTTCAGGATTCCACACAAGTTGCGCCGCCAGCGAATTAGTGCCCCTCATGCTAGGTATTCCAACAGTAGGACAATAGTTGGTATAACAGAGCTAGGAACAAACTTCCAGTCTAAGTGTATTTCTGTTGCTGCTCATGATCATCTATTTTGTGCTGGGACTGAGTTAATACTCACACACAATTCTGAGAGCAGTTGCGCATATTTGTTTTGGTTCTCTATTTTCCGCAAGGACAAGACTGTACTAATCGCGAGTAATAAGCACAAAAACTCACGAGCCATGATTACTCGTATCAAGTACATGTACGAGCACCTGCCAATGTGGTTGAAGCCAGGGGTTAAGGATGATGGGTGGAATGCACTGAGTTTGAAGTTTGATAATGGATGTCGAATTGAAAGTGATGCTACTAGCGAGACGACTGGTCGAGGTGGTTCTTTTTCGATCCTATATCTGGATGAGGTTGGGTTCGTGCCACCTAGAGTTCAGGAGTTGATGTGGGCTTCGATTTCACCTACTCTGGCGACTGGTGGTAAGCTATTCATCACATCTACACCAAACGGTGATGCAGATCTGTTTGCTACACTGTGGCGAGGTGCCGAGGCTGGCACAAATGGGTTTGTGTCGCATGCCATTGAGTGGAATCAAGTACCAGGGCGCGACGAAGCGTTTAAAGAGCGTGAAATATCCAAGAATGGCTTGTTGGTGTGGCAACAGGAGTTTGAGTGCCGTTTTTTATCATCTGAACCACTCCTGATCTCCAGTATTTTTGCACAGACGCTGAAATCAATGGAACCCATCGATACAAATCACGGAATCAAAATTTGGAAGAATTTCGAAAAAGATTACCAAGCGCGTGCCCTTCCTATTAATCGTGATACAAATCTTAACAACTATAGCTACGCTGAACAATACAACAATCCTCCACCAACGAAGGAGTATAACAAGCAGTGTATTGTTACTTGTGACCCAAGTAAGGGTTTGGGTGGGGACTATACAGTAGTGACAGTAGTTGAGTATCCAACTCTTGAGCAGATGATGGAGTTTCGCTCCAATATCAGCGCAACAGGCGACATATACAAAATACTACGGTACATCTGGAAAAAGGCGGACGATGCAGGTTGGGAGGTGCATTTTACAGTCGAGAACAATGGGGTCGGTGAGGGTATCATAACGCTATTCGAAACTGATGAGAAGTTGCCTGAGAATGTCTCGATCGTTAGTGATGATGGACGACAAATAGGTATGAATACAAATGCTCGTACCAAACTCCAAGCCTGTAAGGTTTTTAAGGAAATGACAGAAGCTGGTAAGTTGGGTATGAAGAGCGCTGATATTATCCGCGAAATTAAAACGTACATACAGACGAAGGGTAGTTATGCTGCACAGACAGGGAGTACTGATGACTGTATCAGTACCTGGTTGTTGATATGTAGAGTGCTCAAACAGATGTCGTCTTATGACCCAGACGCATTTCAAACACTGTATGAAGTTGGTGAGTTAGATGATGAGATTACCGATAGTACTGATGACTATGATGATATGCCGATGGTATTTTGAGAGATGGTTACTTCAATTGAGCTAGTTCAGCATCTCGCTTGATGATGTCCTTGGCAGCCTCAACTTTGGCAACAATTCTTGATGATATATTACTATTGCGATTCAAGAAGAAACTCAATGAGGCTAGTGCTCTCTTAGAATCACCTGAATGTGCTGATAGTGCCCACTTCACGATTTCGGAAATTGATCCGTCACTAAAGAGGTGATCAGGTGCGTGAGTTTTTGCCGAACCTATCCAATCAGTCGCTTCTGCAACATCATCATTTTTAATATACTGCCTCCAGTATTCACCATCCTGTAGAACACCTACCTCGATGCCACGATCTTTGTGAATTCGATTCATTTCCATAGTTGCTGTAGCTAGATTGTGTGATGTGAACAGCACGGGACCTATTTCAGACAACTCTAAGTCAGGATCTAATTGATATACATCAAAATTAGTTGACGGTATATTGCTGTCACCTTGCGAAAAATTCTGGCAGAATTGATAGTAAAAAATTCATTTTGTCGCGCTCATTTCATTAAATTGTTGGGTTAGAATAACACTAAGAATTATACCAAACTGATACCTTTTTCTGGATCTGTTCGATAGAAAAATAGTTTGGTGCTAGGTATTGCTGTCTGTCCTCTACCATGCGTTCTTTTAAATCTTGCCCAATGGGTGATTGTATTGGGGAGCTGAAGAAGCTACTCATTTTTCTGTATCCACCCAAAATAACTTCATCAGTTAATTCACCGTTGTTTGTGATCTCAACGAAGTTACGTCCAAACTTAGATGCATAAAATGATTTGTTCTTGTTTACTTTAGCATGGACAGACTTGATAAAATCAGGTGGAACAAACCTTTCGCGACTTGCTGCCCTATCTAACGCAACGTCAAGATCGGTATTAATAAACACCATTCCAACATCATATCCAAAAGATTCTAGAATACCCATCCGCTGAAAAAGTGAACTGGGGCTATTACTAGTTCCGTCAATGTAGATCGGAAGTACACCATTGATGTAGTTTACGAGAGACGTCTGCGTCAGTTGCATTGCTTTATCGACATATTCATCAGCAGTTCCAGAAAACTGTGCTCCTGCAGTGTGCACCAGGTGTTCGTAGGCTTTGTCGGTATTCACTAACCGGGGCGCTACGCCACCAGATGTAATTTGTTTGGATACATAACTCTTGCCAGCCCCCGGGGAACCAGCAAAGAATACTGCTTTAAATATTCCTGTATCGTTGATCGATTCGGATAGGTAGTCTGAGAATTTCATTGGTTTGTTGGTGCGGTGAAATTATCACCTGGAATGAGGATGGCTGGTGATGAGAACCAAATCTCGTGAGAGCGCTTAGTTAAAGTCGGCAGCTCGGATATACTAATCAACTTGAACCCATTAGTTTCGGGGTTGAGATACTTGTCAAACTTTGCCATGAGGTTGTGTGTACTCAACCACTCAGCGAGCTCAGCCTTATTAGCTCGTACTCCAACAATTTCTAGGATAGAACTTATGTCGATTAGAGTCTCAAGGTACTCAGCGTGGTACCTAGCAGCTTTGTATGAACTGGTTGATATAGTTTTGGCGGTCGCGTCGATTATATCCCACGCCAAATTCTCTAGGTTTGTAATGGAGAAAGATTCCCACATGTCCCCTAGCGGTGCGACAGCAAGAGTTGTGCCATTGTGAGGTAGTGTGACAAACACTTGACGGCCATAATTTAACGCAACATATTCACTATTGGTACAGCACAGAGATTTGTCTCGCCTGGGATAGCTTGCCCACGATGGTAGAATATCCGACATCAGTACGGTGTGGTGATTGTGTTCATTTGTCGATGTTCTGGTACCAGTTTTTGGATCGACCGCATACGAATGATTCATCGATAGTTTAACAGCACGATATAACACTGCACCATTGCTCGCACACCGAACTGCGTCACCATATTCAGGCATGGCATTTTTAACTGCGTCCACGTGCGAACCTGGGAGGATTGTGACGGATGGGAGTGAGTTGACTGCCGACTCTGCTAGGTATTCTGAGAATTTCAGGGTCGACATTGCGACATTATCCTAAGAACGAGCGCAGAAATTTTTGCACTTCTGTGTTGAAGTATTTCTGGGCAGATTTATCCTCTTGGAGTGCTTCTGCTAGGGTCTGTACACGGCGACCAGAGATCGAATCTTCGAGTGCTTCCTTGATGGACATGGGAACAGCACCCATAGCACTTGGTGTTGCTACGATGTCTAAACATGAGACCACAAAATTGCGGACGCTCCCACCCTCAACAACATCACCCGTACCTCGAGAGGATACTCCAAGTTGTCCACCGCCTTCAATAATTGCAGCAGCAATTTGACCCATTGGAGTGCCAAGGATTTTAATGCGGCCGACCGCATCGTTGTCTCGCATCATTAGTTTCTCGAAGATGTGAGAAACATTTTTTAACTCAACACTGATCCGCGAATCTAGTGGATGATCCAATTCACCATAGCACTGCTTGTTGTTGATTGATTCTTGTAGAGTTGCGACTGCATTGGAGATTTCCTGTCTTGGGTAATTTCTACCATTGCGGTTTTTCATTTCAGACTGCATCACAATACCTTCTAGGTACCAGAATTTCTCTCCCTTGGCGTCCAGGACGGATTCGGATACGAATTGTGTTTGATCAGGAGTGTAAATCTCGCGTAAGAAGGTAGTATGCATTTTAGTGAACTCTTTATGTGTAGTATGGGGTATTTACTACGCTGGGTTGAGGTTTACACGAGGAGCCGTCGGATCGATAGTCACTCCAACAGTTTGAACAACGTCGGGTAGCCGAGCGGCCAGAACAGCTGCGATTGCAGCAGAGGGGTCCCCTTGACGAACAATGGTGTCTATTAAATCAGAGTATTGTTGTTTTACATTAGTATCCATGTGATTAGTATCCTTAGTGGGTGTGTAAAAAGTTATGCTGCATCTAATTCGATGCTGTCCGCCGGTGCTTCTGAATCGCCTGCTACTACTGAGTCAGGTGAGTATAGTTTTGTAATGAGTTGTGGATCATCCAACGCAATTCCACGCTCTTCACGCAACATGCGCTCATTTTCAATTATTTCATTCTGTGTCATTTGCAGATAACGCCTTGCTGCGAATCGTGGGGACAGGGTTGCTACAGTACTTGTCTGGCTTAGCAAGTTGAGTAGAGCAGCATCCTTCTCAGCTTGACGATAAGAGTCAAAGTTGCTAGGTTTAGGTAGTACAACCGAGAAGTAGTGGGGGTCGATCTTAATTCCAACACTCTTAACAAATGCTTTGAATTCTGCGTCGATGGTGATCTGGAGTGCAGTTTGCAATCGTTCGGTAAACTTAGCGAACCGTGCTTCTTGGATGAACGCAGCGCCAACCTTACCATCATTGGTAACTGTAGGGCCATTCGTACCATCTCTGGTCCAACTGACTGGAATTCTCAGGCCCTGAGCCAGTTTATCAGAGAAGTGGTTCAAGTCTGAGAGTTCACCCAGATTCGCACCGCCAGGCAGTACCTCAATCTTACTTCCTCTTCCGCCCTCTCCTGATGTCGCAAGGAAGAAATCTTCCATCATATCTTGAGGATCATACATATTGTCAATTCCTGAGTCGCTAGAATTGTTGACTGTCGGAATCTTCTTCTGACGCATCTCCAACTTAACCTGCTCCAGGTACGCTTTACGCCTTGGAGGTGGCATTTTACCAACATCGATATAAAACACACGTTTCTCCGGAGCTCGTTGAACACGGTAGATGATGATGGAGTCTTCGATCAGCTTTTTTTGTTGATATGCTCGATATACTGAATTGAGGATCGACAATCCAAAAGGTGCTGATTCACTCATTCCATTATTCAGAGTAAATCTCACCAATTTGCTCATGGGAGTAATTTCCAGGGTATTAGAGTTTACTCCCAGCGTCTTTGGTATTGTGCTTTTAAAGTTTTGATTTACCACGAGCCCAATTATGAGACTTGCGTTATTCTGATCGACGTATGCTCCTGATACATTCTTGATGGGAACATATTCCCAAGGGGAAAAGGTATCAACTTTGTTAAAGACAACGTCCCCATACTTGATCAGATGCCTGGCAATGTCAAATAGTTTGGCCTCCAACCCAATCATCTTACACCAACGGCGCAGAGCAGTATTCAGAGTGACTTGTCCAATTTCATCAACAACATCAGTCTCCAGCTCTATTGAGAGTGTTTCGCCATCGTTCTCATTGGTCATCTCTTCTGCGATGATATCAAGTGCTCTTGACACATCAACATCTGAATCCATTAGATCATACTCAGCATATCGACTCAAGCGATTACCTGATCCGGTTACAATGTTGTTGTACCAGCCTGTGACAGTACTCGTCGACATTGTATCGAAGGTAATGTTATCCTGGAGTTGGGTAGGAGTCGGTTCAATGTTTACTAACTTGAAGTACCCCGAAAACTTAGCGTTTTCATTCATATTTGGATTGATGTGCGTGAGATAGTAGAACTTATTTAGCTCTACTATTGTTGGGCGCAAAAACTATGAGGGAACATTGATTACTGGTTGGCTGTACATAGCTGTGGCGATGCGAAGATTAGACCCGTTTCGCATATACTCATTAGTCAACTTAGTCTGACTTTCAGATTCGGGTTTATTAATCATCAACTCTAGTAACTGTACCACTCGCGCTGTCAATTGTTCTATGGCCACAAGGCTTTGGTCCCTACTAAGCTCATCAGGGGTTTTTGTACTAGTTGATGTTCCATCATTAGCACCAGGTAGGGTTTTTGCGGCAGATGTTAAACTGGAGATTGCGTCAGCTTTCTTGTCTGCTAATGCTGAGCTCATTGGCAATTGAGACGGAGTTGCTATCTTACCCGGTTGGACATCAGTAGGGACATCACCCAACTTTGGGCTTGTTGGTGACTTAGTCCAATTTTGGTATAGACCATATGCCCCTCCCATACCAGCACCAACTGCTGCACCAACTGCTGTACCAGCTACTGGTACGAACGACCCTATTGTCGCACCAAGCGCTCCACCCTGCAAAGCGTACCCTGCTGTGTCGAGGGCCGCGCCAGTTTTGGTATTTCCCTTTGCTGTTTCAGCTTTCGCTCTGTCGTCCAAAAACTCGCCACCAATATATGAGGCTATTCCAGCTAGGGATAGTTTGGATCCAATGGATGCGATCTTTCCAGCATTCCCTACTAGCGAACTTCCTCCTACTTTGGCGGCGTTTAATAGATATCCACCACCCGTTTTTGTCGCATCCCAAGCTGTTTTAGCTGCGGAGCCTATTTTGCTCCCACTTGACTTGGCTACATCTGCGAGATATCCACCACCTGTTTTTGTTGCGGAGCCTATTTTGCTCCCACTTGACTTGGCTACATCTGCGAGATATCCACCACCCGTTTTTGTCGCATCCCAAGCTGTTTTAGCTACGGAGCCTATTTTGCTCCCTGTTTTCTTAGCTATTTCACCAACTTTACCAGCGCCACCTTTCACACTATCCAGCGCACCTTTTGCTAAACTACCTACAGATGTTCTCATTTTCATCATCATGTATTTGATCGCGACACCGTGAAAAAACATTGTAGATGTAAAATACGCAAGACCACCAGCGCCTTGTAAGATTGGATTTGTTAATATGCTGGATACTCGGTCGACTAAAGTCGTCACTCCATTCGTCACTGCTGATCCACTGGGTGATGCTGCTTTTGCAGCTGTTTGATCAACGTCTTTGGCACCTTGATTTACTATCCCATATGCTGCATCGGTGCCTTTGAGTTTATCCAATGATTCCTGCCACTGTTGTAACACAGCTACATTCTTACCGGTATCACCTGCCGTGGTTTGAGAGTTGATCAGGAATTTAGCTTGTTCGCCAATGATGCCTTTGAGTTCTGCACGCTCCTTGATAATTTGCTGCCCTTCAGGAGACGATGCTTGGACGTTTCGTCCTCGCATTTCCAACTCGCGGTCTCGCTGTTGGGCGGCGGCAACCTTCACCGCGCGGTCCCCATTGCCAGTATCTCGCAGTCCTTTTTCTATTTGCGACACGTGCAACTGTTGAGTGTAGTAGTCTGTGAACTTAGACAGTGCTTTTTTATTGTGTTGTTGAGCTTGCAGTCGTATTAGTTCCTGAGCTTGCTCAATCGAATAACCAGCTTGTTTATACTGAGCCATTCTCTGCACCTGCTCTAGTAGGTACATGGACTTTTGCTTCTCGCCCATACCCAACATGATTTCTCGCTGATCTGAATCCTTTGTGATGCCTTCAGTCATCTTGGCTATGGATACGGTACTCAGGCCAGTCAATCGACTCAGTTTGCCGAACTGCTCTGTCAGATCACCAAGCAACTTGCCGCCCACGGGGGCTGAGATTCCCACCTCTTGGGTTGCGGATAGAATTCCTGCCCCGATCTGGGCCGCCTCATTCCGGCTCTCTGTAATATCGTATAATCCAGCCAAGTTTCCGAATAGTGCTTGGTCAAACTTTGCTTGGGATCCAGCACTAAGTTCAGCTGCGCGTGTCGATTGGCGGATCTCCATCAACGTCTTTGTGTTTATACCCTGTACAGCCGCCGTCCCATAGTTGCCTAATATGCTACTGTTGTTATCATTCCCACCGATTATCGAATTTGTGCCGCCTGTTGATCTCTGAGTGATCATATCACCATATACTGACGTTGCAGCACTTGCAAGAGATAGTCCAGCTACAAATTCCTTTACTCGCTTAGCCAGAGTTTCGAATACCGGGACAAGAGCGCCATTGGGTGCTGCTAGTTTAGCTGCCCGAGCGCTATTTGCTTTTGCTGTATCGTACTCAAGTTGAGCTCGCTTTTGAGCTGTTTGATTCGCCAACGAACTGTGAGCTGCATATGCAGCCTTGGCGGCGGTTAGTCGAGTCGTAGCATCAGATTCATTTTTTTCGGCGATTTGAGCTTGAATCGTCGACAGTTGTTTCTCGGCCGATATTCGTTCCTTACGAGAGGTAGATTCCTTGATTTTTAGTTCTACAGACTGTTTTTCTAATTCAAGTTGTTTTGCAAACTGCTCACTCGAATCGTCGGTATACTGGATGATCGGCTCCATCACCTGCTTCATCTGATCGTGGAACTTGAGGTAATCAGCTTCGGCTGTTTTCAGAGCTCTCTCGGCGGCTGTGCGGGTATTAGCAGCAGCTTGCTGCAGAGTCTGCTGGGCAAGTGCAACAGCTTCTGCTAATTTCCGTTTGTCTTGTTCATTTGACTCCGTGAGGTTAACCAAAGAGTCAATCAGCTTCTGGTCAACCTTTCTCGTATCCCGGTCCGATTTGAGTACCTGTCGACCAACCCCTACGGAATCTGTCGTAAGTCCTGATAGTAGGTCCAGTGCCTTAGCTAAGGGCTTAATTTGGCCTGTCATTATTGTTGACAGTCTAGCCATGGCGCGTGTGAGTTCCTTCACATCAGCAGCTGATAATGTATTCCCTGATTGATTCTGCGGAGTTGTAGCCATGGTTTGTATCAAATAAGCTCGGTTTAACTAATGTAATGCAGTAGCGAGCGCATTCTATATTTAGTAACCGGTGCGCTTTGCTGGTTAATAGACCTGGAACTCTTTGTTAGACTCTGTAGTTAGGCGCTCACTGAGAAATTCGCCAATTAGTTGGCGTTCAGCAAAGCAACGGCGCATCATTTCCTCGTAAGATACTGCGCCACGCATGAAGTACACTAAATCTATAACAGTCTTGATTAACCCTCGCGCTTCATCTTCAAGAGCCGCGAACAGCTCTCGGATGCGGTCTACATCTCCAGACCTGAGGGTTCCGTAAAAAAACTTAGTGGATTCAATGGGACAATAGTTGTGAAGGACTCACCACAATCTTTACAAACTTGCTCTGTAGTAAAATCTACCCCCCAGGCGTTAGTGTTCTCGATTGTAGCGTTGAGTCGCTTGATCCAAGCCATCGGTAGATTATTCAACCACTCCAGAATATGATTTTCATCCGTAACATCACCAACCGATACAATTGCTGGTAGTATATTCAACAGTATGCTATCACGCATGTAATTTACTAACTCAAGTTCAGACATTGCTTCTAATTTGTCTTGCTGAGCAACGGCTGTTTGGGATAGTGATAACACCGCACCCATTGTGTAGGGTTTAAGTTTCACAATTTGACCATTATCTAGGGTAGTTTCAAATAGTGTGGTTACTGTCGATGGGTCGACATTATTAGTGTCCTTAATAAAGCTACTCACATCTACGTTGTAGTTATGTTCATGAGCATCATCGCACGTGTGGGTATGTGTGATTGTTACGACAGACCCGAGGGAAATTTTGCGGAGTGCTATCAACAAGAAGTCAACATCTTTAGCTAGTAGTTGCATTGGTTGCTTAATTTGAGGAATGCACTTACCAAACACTTGAGTTAGGGCCTGACCGCTGTAGATCAACTCAGGAGTTTTCATCAACAACTCTTCATACGTTGTCATGGGTTGTACGTATACTTCACCCTCGACAAGGACAGTATCGTCAACTACAGTATTATCGTAGAAAAGAGCTAAGCTAGGTAACTTAACAGTCTCACCAGGCAGACGAAATGAGGTTGATTCTAATAGTGGATTAATAGACATGTATATGTGGATTGTATTGTTATACAACGAAAAACTAGAGGAGTGTGTTATTTACTCCTCTAGTTTTTCGGATATTTGATTTACTATCGTTAAATGGTTACATTGAGTTGCTCGATAATCAACGTTCCTGTGACTGAAGTTCGAACTAGCGTATTTGGGTTTAATGTATTTTGAATCGCAAACTCTACTTCGTCAACCACCAGTAGGGTCGTTGTGTATGTAACCGACTCAACAACTTCAGTCAAACCCGTCTCCGTGTCCGATACACCACCAGTATTTTGAGATGTCCATCCTTGGGCCGGCAGTAGTGGCCACGCGGTTGGAGCGTTGGAAACTGCGATGGTAGTTCGGGGATTGCCGATGAAATCTGCTGAGAGCGCACCATTGAATGTAAATGTATAGTACCCGGGGGTTAACTTCATCCGATGTGGTGCTGATGGTGGTAATATTGCAGTACTCGATACTGTATTTCCAGTGAACTTGTGTGTGTCATAGGTACCGTAACTCAGCAAGTTTGCTGCATTACTGGTGTCGATTGTTGTAATCCATATATTTGTCGGTCCAGCGGTTGGGGTACCAGCCACGGTAGGTATGTGGAAATTTGGAGGATTAAAACGAATCTTTTGTGGTGCAATTACCTTACCGATTGGCTGTTGAATTCCTCGACCAGACGTAACTGCAAAAGGACTCACTACAACCGGCTGGCCAAGCTCTACCCATATATTATCATTCACTGTCGAGAAGTTCCATGCGGTATTCTCAATCACACCACTTAATACAATTTCTTCTGTCTGGCCAATAGCCATTGCATTGTTTGCAAATCCTAGTACTCGTGTCCCAGTATCTTCATATCGAGCTACAACAACTTTATCGAACTGTGCAAGTGCCACGATCGATCTCGCTGGAATTGGCTCCAGGGCGGTAACAGCAAGACGGCGGGTCTCATAAGAGTTAGGTGCAGATACGATTCCATTTACATAGATTGAGTCTTCAGTTGTAAAAAATTCACCCGTACTCTTTCTGATTGGCTTGCTATATGAGTCAAAAGCGATGCGGCCTGCATTGACGCTCGTTGATTTACCCACTTGGGTACCATACGGGATGTATGAAATTGTTGAGGAGTTGGTGAACTCTGCAACAAAAAGTCGAATTCTAACTTGCCATGTATTGCCTGTCCAAACTTTCATCTTGGAACTGTTCATATCATACCAGTGTTGGTTAGGCAGTGGGTTTGTAGGAGCTTTAGATGCGTTGGTTTGGGCGGTTGGGACCTGGCCGTATGTTATCAAACCAGTAGCTGGATCGACGTCAATATATAACCAGTAAGATACCCCTGTTGGATAGCTTGATGATCCGAATCCAGTCCAAGCATTTAATTTGGTTGAGTCTACGGAAATTAGATAATCACTCGCGCCGTGCGCAAAGCACATTATCAAAGGAGTGTTGTCAGCTAATAGTGTAATATTACCAGCCTGGACCGATAAAAAGCCAGGAACTAAGCCTTGTTTTTGAGAATTTACAATACCTTGACGGAATGGAACTAACATATTCAAATACCAACATATTCAGTGATGTGGTGTATTTAGCCAAAAGATCGTGCGTTCTACTAGATCACTACAAAATCACTACTTGATTATACCACTTGCTGTGAGGGTAGCAATTAATTTCATAAGGTGTTTACACATACCAATGGATGTGTTGCTTGCAGGGGAACTAGTTTTCTTGATATACGGTTTGCTAATTGATCCAAACAAAACCCCTGCACTCGAATTCGCTCGTGCTAGTCGAAATGTAAAATCTTCACAAGTACAATTAAGTTGTATTTTATCACCCCTCGAGTCGATCGGGTGTATGTTTATCGACTCACCATCTACAAGTTGCACCTGCACGCCATCAGGTTGTTCAATAGTGTCAAGCACTCTGAGATGTACACGTTGTTTGGTCGCCGTAGTAGCGGCGAATAGCATTCCAGGTGGAACTGCACTACACTCAACCGATCCAACTAACTTGACGCCTTTCGATCGCTCATCGCGATCACTTGGCATGGTTGTCGTAGCTTGCTGAACTTGTTGAATTGTGGATTCGAGTATCATTTTTAACCAATCTCTAGTAATAGTACACCATCCTCAATAACCTGGAAAAACTCCACCATTGCAGCTGATACAGTCGTATGAGAGATGTCAGGGCAAGGTGATGTAGAAGGTACCGTGCAAGGGCCGTGATAGTTATTGGACCAAATTTCAGTTGGAAGCGGATCTGCATACTCGATGGGAAATTCTTCTAGCTCCCCAAGTTCTAGACCAATCCGCATACTTGGTTGGTAACCACACACGGCTTCGCAATCGATTGTCCCTGACTCGAGTAAGTTTGATTCGAGTAACTCACGCTCGAGCCCCGTCTCACATGCTGGTTGAGGTTCACAATAAACCTCACACAGCGGATCTCCAAATTCGTATCCAGTAGTTTCATATGGATATACCTCAAATCCAATTTCACAACCAGGCATGGTAGTTGATATCGTTGGTTCAACATCACACATCGGGAAGTCGTAAAACACAGGAACTCCCCCAGAACTCAGTCCGATGTACCATAGTGGATTTCGATACGGTGCGTTCGTTTCGGGATTAATATCCAAGCCTCTGGGGTCAGTGATAATTGAGTATATTGGGGAATCCATCTCAATTCCCAAATCTTCAAGAACGGTCGTCTCCAGGCCTTGCATGACACAACAATCAGGGGGTTGGTCACAATTATCTGTATGTAGATTGAAGCCGAGGTGCACAATCGAAAAGAAGTCTTCCTCTGGAGCGACATTCAAATCATCGGAGAAATTTATTTGAATTCCAGCTGATAAGATTTTGGTATGGAAGGGCTTTGCGTCTAGCGTAAAGTCGACCAACCCTTGAATAGGACTAAGACACGACGGGGAGAATAGTAGTGAGCTCATCTGATGATTACCCTAAGATAACTTCCTGTGAGGCATTTAGTGATATGTAACTAGTTTTCATTAAATCCACAAGCTCGTGCCCTTTATACATTGCAACATTAATTATCAAAAATGTTAGATCATTTATCGTACTTGGAAAGCACGCCTGATACATCATCAACAATGCACTATTGTAATCATGTGGGGTATTTAACGGTCTTGCTAATATTTCGAGAATTGTATAGCGGTCTTCTGTTACAAGACTTGCAGTTCGCATATAATCTAAAAATAGCTCACGAGCCTCTGTTGTACTAAACATCACTTGATCGTGCCCCGACCCATACTGAGTTTGGGTGGAGTTCAAGAAGTCGTATGTCGCTCTACTTGAGCTCGGTACTATCTCACCATCTGAGTTTATACCAGATATTGTTTGAGTTATTCGCGCCCAGATTGCTGGTAGTATCTTATTTTTTTGTTTGGGTCGGAATAGTACCCACTGATCATGCGCAACTTTCTGATTAGTATCAGACTCATACCGCGCACGAATATTTGGATCCAAATCAAGTGCAATGGAGTATGCGTGAGGTTTAGGGCTATTCAGATCAAATAATCCCTTAGTGGTAATAATATCATACACGAACTCACCTGTAGTCGTGCGGTTTGGGTTGCGTAGCACGAAAAACTCTCTACTGTCCCCCATAGCTAAGTCGAGTTCAACATCAGTAGTGGTGAGAGTTTTCCCCGTTGGAATAACATCATACTTCCGAATCCAGAAGTAGTATGTTGTAGTTACACCATCATCTCGTTCCGAGTACGGGAAGTCCCTGACGTAGTACGTGATCATATTATTGGTGTCAATTAGATCAGTGGTGGTCTTTCGTATTGTTGGTGTTGGTTCCAGTAGCCGCACATCGATTATGTCTTGTGGACCAAGATCGGTGGATGGCTCACCAACATCATTCAGTATCGTAACAGATAGGTCGTCCTGATCAAGCACGTAAGGGGATTCGAGGCCATTAACCCAGACGATAACGTTGTCGTCGTCAGGTAGGCGGCGGATCATTGTTGGGTGTTGAAAATAAAACTTTGGATTCACATAAGTGTTTGGGAACACTGAATTATCGAAGCAGTAAAATCTCTCCGTAATTGGTGGTTCGACAATGCTGGGATATGCGTCCCAATCACTATCTGCGATCCGAAAGTCACCAACAGGGGTCGTCGAACTAATCACCGGATCCCCGGCTTCTGTTTCCAGTATGAAAGTAGTTGGGGTTAGTACGGTTATGACATACGGCAGCCCTAGTGTGATTCCCGTGGGTACTTTATTTCCGGCAGTTCCTACCCGTTCGTATACAGACACCAGTTTACCGGTTGTGAACAATATTGGTGTCAGAGACGTGAATACCGTTTGTGTTGTACCTGCGTCCCATAACACAACATCATTATACTTTCGCGTTTTGGATAGTATCCTACTATATGGTTCTGTAGAATCTTTGATTGCAGACGGCTGCTTGTTTGATGCTACCCATTGGTACACCACAAGTTCAGTACCTTCGTGTAGCTGACCCCAACTTGAGGTAGCTTGGTCGAATGATGCGATGTGAGTATCATTATAGGGGCGGTACAACCTTGTGTTAGTGGCCCACCAGTATGTACCTTGCTGGTGTGATGTCCATTGATTGCCAGGAGAGCCGTCGCTCGTCGCTAACTTGTCGACTGAATATATGGCTGGGTCAGTATCTGATGTTACATCAATTTGATTAATCGAACGAGAATGTAGGTTGAATTTAGGATCCCACCGGTTGAGCGACTTCACGATAGATTTATCGTGGTTGTTTATGATTCGAATTGGAGCATATTTTGAATATCTCGGCAACATTGGTTGAATTACAACGAACGCAATGCCAGAAGCCGGTACCCAGGTCGCGATGTCATATGTCCAGTGAATTAGTTCGTTGTTAATAACCACATAATCCGACGGGTCATTTAGCTGTATTATTGTAGGTCTCGCGTCCACTGCTAGTAGTAGCGTCAATTCAACACCAATTGCTACCGGGGCGTCGAGTGTGACCGTCAGTCCGTTGAGCGTGAAACCTGTAATCTCAGTAGACCCAACATACAGTTTGGATGTAAATGGGGTGTTTATGGTGTTTATTGGAACATTGCTAGTAAATGTGAATATCCGCTGGATATCTGACGATACAACTTGAGTGTCTCGTAATACAGTATCAAACATGAACAACTTGACATCAACTTGATCACCGAGCAATCCATGAGCTAGTCGGGAAGCGAAAGATATTGTGGTCAAATTAGTAGTGCTATCACTGCGATCGATCACATAAACATTGGGTGGAAGGATTTCGGCAGCGAATTGTACACCAACAGTAGTGTCGATTCTATTGGAGTAATTTGGATAGTCAATCCACCTAGCTTGATCGGTACTGAATATATCAGACACCGGGAAATCAGTGTCTATCTCCGAATACACCACACTTAGCGCCGGTGATTGCTCTGCGAGTTGTTCACGAACCTCATTGAGGTTTGATATTCCAGGATTTTTAGCCATAGTGTCGGTGTTTACTCAGTCAGACTGGCGACAGAGTTCGGTAGTGGGTTCTGATGTTGGGTGTATTTAATCAAAATTATCACGTACTGAACCTGAAGTTGCAAAAATCATTCAATAAATCATCTGAAGTGATGTTGAAAGCTATTTGGTCTCTCTGATGGACGGCGCCGAACGTACCTAACTTCCATGCCCAAAACTCATCTACTTCTTTTTGGTCATACAGAGTATGCTTAGTGAAAACATCCACAACACCTTTGGTACCTTTTTGGCGGATCATCTTTTGCCAAAATTGAAACTCAGTCTTGGATGTAACTGGGACATTCTGAAAATATGAGAGCGGAAGCTTACCCATGCCTGTGCGAACGTCTGTAGTAGACTGGATCAACTCATTGCTATTATTAACATTCCAATCCTGGCGTTGGTATTGGGCGGTTGTTTCCAGATTTGGTAGAGTAGTGTTAGGGGTTACTACAAATCCACCCATAGTTGGGCGATAGAAGTGCCTAGAACTGCGTTGAAATTCCAACCTCATTGTAGGTTTCTGAATATTTAAAAATGGATCATAGATAACGAGCCCACCAGCAGTCTGAGCATCGAAGAGTAGCGCGTGTTCATAGTAATCAACAGACACTTTACCTGATCCAATGTGTTGGAACTTGTTTTGATTTGGTACTGCATTGCCTACACGATTCTTATTTTCGTAAAAGAATGTAGTGATTCTGTCAGTACGCAGCGGAACTACATCAGAGGTGATCGGATCGCCAATATCATCATATATTGCCGCTGTGGATTGTAGTTCGGTGGTGTATGGAGTATTGTAAATGTTGCATATCACACCTTCAGGAGTGTTCACCCAGATCCGATCACGGAATGGATTGAGTTCTACATACGGAATATCTAGCGCTAGTCGGGTATTGTACGAATCTTCGGGTACATATCTCCGATTTGACAGTCCATATGAATTGTATATGGTACTCAACATTCGTCTAACTTGCTGATTCCAGTCCACTAATTCTTGAGTATCAGGATCGTACGTCGGGTTTCCACCATAAGCAAACACAACACCATCATCCTCCATGAACCGCACATATGAGTGAATGAAGTCGATTAGATTCTGTATACCTGTAACAACAACTGGAAACTCAAATGGGATAATTTCATTTCTATCCGGAACAATATACTCCCAAACTCGCTTCACACTATCAACAGCTGAGTGAAATGTGGACTCTATAGATTTAGCTTCTGCAACGAATTCGTTCATTCCAAACACCGCTGTGGTCCCTTGGGATATTAGTGATTGGTCGATGTCATCACATAGTTGGAAAAAGCTGTGTGAAGAGGTTGTAATATGCGGCATATTACGCACATATAATACACTAGACACTCCATCAATTACTATAGTAATTGCCTCTCCTGTAATCCAAGGTGCACTACCCACACATTGAAATGCGAGTAGGGAAGGCTTCCATGTCACGGAGCGTCTCAACATTCCGTACCGGCGGCGGGTTTCCACAATGGACTCAGAAGTATCGATCTTATATTCCCAATCGTCTCCAGTACCTGCAGGTAGCGTGAGTGGGGATCCTGCCTTATTGAGTGTCACGATAAGATTTGAGAATGATATAGTTTTTACATTCTCGGTGCGCTTGAGTGCAAGTTTGTAGTTTGTCAGTGGTGAACACTCTTCATATATTCGGAGAGTCTGAGGAACTATTAGTGAGCCTGTTTGATAAGCAAGCTTGGTAGTCCAAGACTTCCAAGCAAGTAGGGGTGAGTCGTTGACGCTCAACAAATTGTTGTATCTGCTGAAGAGTACAACAAGACTCATTAGTGATCTGTCCGAGTGGAGATTGTCACCAAGTAGGGAGTCTAGTTGAGAGTGGACATTGTGAGTATTAGTGTTAATTGTTAACCCACCAACTACAATAGTGTCAGCTTGCATGACCACCAATTTGTAGAATTCAAAAGGATCTGCTGCGTGTGCTGTTTGTAGTCGAGCTCTGACGAAGTCGTCAGACCATCTCCAGATAAACTCCGAGTTGCTACCTGCTCTATATGGGAGTACTGATGGAGGAGTGGTGGATCCTATCGCAGATATATTTGTCAATAACTGCTGCCCGTCTACTTGCTGATCAGTCAGTGATACAGGCACCCAATAAGGCGGAAGCAGACCGTCTGGTAAAATTCCATCAGAAGTTGTATAGTCAGTTGTATTAACTGATGTTCTGACACAACCCAATACTTCGCCTGCTACTCCACTTGAAATAGCAACATCGTCTGGCAGTGGATATCCAGGTGGGACAATCCCTTGAGCAATATTTTCCCACATTGTCTGAGTCCACACTCGAAAACGAGATTGGTCAGAGTACTCAGCCTTCCACCAGGTGGGTTCGTTTATGTAACCTTGCAGGCACCATGGTTCGCGGTGCGGATATGAGGTTCCATATAGATTGGAGTAAATCTCCAATGTAGTATTTGCCCACTCGACGGGAATGGTTGGGTAAGGTGCATTGATAGCGGGGGTGAATGTATTGCCGTACCACCACGTAAACGCCTTTGTAGCAACATACGATCGAGTTAGTGTATTAGTCTGATTTCGGGTGCGTACCAATCGCTTGTAGGCGGTTTGGTATGCCTTGGTCAACCCACTAGCTTCGAGTGCTGTGTGCTGTGTGTTAATATCCAGTAACGAAAGTGGTTGTGGATTGCGCTCCAGGGTTCGCTTGTGTAGGTCTGTCTCAAATAATAGCTGCACTTGCGCTAGTATGACAGCAGTGTCGAGGGTGTGCCACGCACGAATGGTAGGTACGATTACCCAACCCAAATTAGTCATTTGGTACAGTACATTTGTTGGTGTTTCTAACCAGAACTTACCAGTTGGGATTAGGCCTTGTGGTGCTGAAGTCGCGATGTAGTCGACTACCAAACTCATTAGTTGGTTGGTTGATGTGTTCAACCAGAGAGCATTTCTAGCTATAGGAAGTGGTGGGACATTTGCTGTCACAACAGATCCTGTCGCTACTACACTAGATACTACCGAGTCATGCCTGGCTTTGTTGACTGCTAGGATACGCTTGGATCCTGTGTGGGAGGTTAGCGATATTACCCCAAGTGATGGGTCTACGACCAGAGTTGGAGTAATGAGTGGTACAATGCCATACATAGCTAGCGACGGTACCAAATTTGGGAAGCCCACGCCCGTGGTCACATTATAGGTTGCCGAATCTTGGAACACTAAATCATTTGTACCGCTAGTCACTGCAGCGGTTTTAATCGAACTGTATATTACAGCCGCAATCGTTTCAGCGTTATGTTCCGCAGTAGCAATTAGATCCGCCAACAATAATGTAGCCTGCTGCTCGACGAATGCTGTGTGTGCGTAGGTTTGATCAATAATGAAGTTAATCAGATTAGGCATTGCAATGTGCTTAGCAATCATTGACGATATCCAATGAATTTCTCCACCGTGCGCTATCTTAATGATTCCACCGAGCGACCAATCTGTCGGAGCACCACCAGTGGGTGGTTGATGTTCGCTAATTGACTTGAAATGGGGAGCAATCTCACTATATCTAACAACTCGGCGAGTTTCGCGCATAGGGTTCGCTGCCAGCAGTGGTGATGGTTCCCAAGTCCCCGACCCAGGCGGGACAGAAACTCCAGGCAGTTCGCCATCAGCAACCCTATCTTGATTCACATAGCGTGGCACATATTGGTGTGGCCCTCTCCAGATTGTGCTGAAGTTCGAACTGTGTTTGAAGGCCAACAACTCGTTTGTGGATGTAGCGAGGTCAGTCGAAAACTTGAAGTCTTCACGGCCATTTGATACCCAAATGCGTTTGTTGAGTTGAGGTGTAACCCCCGCATCGGGGTCTCCAACATATTCCCATATGGTACCAATTGAGTGCAACTCACTCGTAGCAACATCGTACAAATTAAATCTGGGTTGTTGAGAGTGTGCAGACTTTACCTGGTCAGTGTATCGATACTTAGTTAGATTTTTTCTAATAGTACCCGAGACTTCAATACCAGCAAAGTCTGTGAATACAGCCGCTGATGATAGCACTTTTGTAACCACATCTTCCCTACCAACGTCTGCCGCGGTTTGAGCTCCGTGGAAAATTTCCACGCTACCAACAACAGGGGTCAGAAATTGAATTTCTGTACTATATTGGGACCCAGGAGTTTCAACTTCGATATAGTTGAATACGCGCTTCCCATTATGATGAACTATGATAGCATCCTGTCCAAATAGAAAGGCTGGGCAGTATACTTGAGTTGTTGGTTGAGTGATGAGTTGTGAGGCGTGTGGAGTCAGTAGTAGTGGTTGGTGCACACATGGTGATACTCTCTCATCAACAAGTTCCCACAATAGTGGAAACAACGGATCTTGAATTTGTAGATCAGTCGGATCTGTAATCGATGTCGTCCACTGATCCGAAAGTGTTTGTCGGTGATTCCAGGTCCTGTGTACTTGCGACCAGGCATTGAGCTCAATGTCATCAAACTCAATGATAGGTAGAACTGCTTGTTTTGCAATTCCTGTCCACGATGCTGTGGGATTTGTCGACAACCCATACAAGAATGGAGACTCAATCTGAGCTTGAGTGTACCACTTATTTGATGCACTCCAAGCATTAGGCACAGCCACATCTCGTGTAATTGTGATGTAATCCGGTTTCTCAGTGACGTTGTCGGGATTTGCCCAGAAATAGTCGTTATAGTGGATGAATTTATCCAGCGCGATAGGTGGAGCAAAATTCATTTGACTAACCTTACCCCACTCACGATATCTGGTAGGGTCAATGCCAGTATGGGCAGCTTTGCGTAGAATATCAGCCCAGTTTAAGATCGTTTCTTCTGTTCCATACTGTACTGAGTATACTGGCGACAGTTGGTAGGCTTGGCGGCCTGTTGTAGTTTCCAGGATAGCTTCAGATACATTTGTCAGTGGAAATCCGATCGTACCAGCAACATTTGTAACTTCAGGTTTGGTGAGCCATCGTTGAAATACCGTAGATAACATGCTGCTAGACACTTCAGACTGATTCACACCAGGGAGCAGCGAATCTAAATCCAGGTTCTTGCGTGTATAGTCGCTACCAAATTCTTCAAACATTATTCAGGCACCTTTAGTGAGTATCGGAGTACTAGGGCTAGATACGTAGTGGACGCACGGAAAAATACTACACCACGATCAAGGAGTGTAGTATTTATAGAGTGTGATGATTCCGATAACCTTACTGTCTGAGGTTTGTAGCTGTTAGTGTGTCAACTATTTGAATATCCGCTGCCGACACATCTGCAATTAAGATTTCATCAGCAGCACTTTGCACCTGGTACAAGTCTCCAAATTGAAATTCTGGGTACAGCGGCACTAACAACATCGACCGAATGTCATATTTGGTGTTAGTCTGAACATATGCTGCCAGGCTCGAGAAAAACAATTGATCACCAAATGCGATGTTGGAAATGTCGAAGTATTGACGAATGAGTGATATCACATCAGTCTTAACCATGTCCGAAGATGTTGATAGGTTGTTGACAACGAGTTGAATTTTTGCACGGCTTTGTGGTGGAGCATTTTTGCCGTACAGTACTTTGAATTTACCGGGGCGAAGTATCACCTCATCAGACATCATCGCATTCTGCAGGTAGGCAGAATACGACGTCTTGAGTTGGAAGTAACTAGGTACTTCTGGCTGAGGAGCGTCTGATTGGAGCCAGTTCAGAGTATCAACGTAGTACTGCTTGGTGATTATGTACAAATCATTGACGTTGGTGTGCACCGGATCTACCAGGTTGAACGAGTCTGTGTAGTGCTCCCATAAAAAGTTCAAATCTTTTCGTCCAGGGTAACGAATGTATAGGTTATGAGCGAAGTCATAAGCGTAATTTAATCTGACAGAATCCGTATCCTCTTGAATGACAAAATCTGAGTTGGTATTAGGACGAGACAAGTATACAAAGTCGCGTACAACTACCGTAATCTGAGTGTTGGGCCCTGTGTTGACAATTTTGATCACATTAGCCAATTGACCAGACAACCCAGTTGGATCTTCTGCCCATATCACCGAGGCAGAGTTTCCATACACTGCACTGATGTCACCAAATCCCCGCAGATACTTGTCGGGTAGCGTTAAATCAATAGCGGTATTCTGCGGTACGGCGAAGGTGTATATTGAGTTTAGTAGTGACTCAGCTGCAAGATCTTCTGGGAACCCATCACCATTCGAATCGGAACCAATTAGTTCTACTTTTGATAGATCTACGGTAGTTTGATTTGGTAGTGAAGAATATGTGACCACGTTGCCAGCGACCTTAAACACAACATCGTCTGTAAGCACACCATTTTTTGTTTTGTTGATGTTAGCTTTCAGGATTGTAATTCGATCGGCGGTTGGTAATAGGGTATCATAATCTAATTGAGATCCCAGCGAATAGTTCCAAAACTTAGTTGTTGCGCTGGAGAATATAGTCGCGGCGGTATATGAGGTTATTACCCAACCCCGCGTCGATGTCATTACATTGATTGTAATATCAGGAGTTACAGTCAGGTTCAATCCGATTATCCAAGTGTTTGTCATAATGTCCCACTTGAAGCCGACTGTACCGCCACTAGTCAGCAAATCAAGAGCGTTGACAAGCTGAGAGCGCTCTGGTATCGTAAGGTACGTCCTAACCTGCACATTCGCCGCATTTCTCTGCACAATACCCAACCAGAGGTCAGGTGCAGCAAGTAATGGCTCCACATGTGTGAGGGCGAACACAATTGTTGGGATTGAGTTATTGGGATTGAGAACTTCCTTTAGTTTGATGGTTGGCTTGAAGTAGAATGCACCATCATTGCTGAATATTTTTACATTTTCGTACACTTCACTACCATCATTCCAGCCTGAATATTTCGACTGACCTGTGAAGCTTCGATTGACCGCCTTAATTTTTACGATGGATGGATCTTGGAGTAGGTACCCCTCGTGATCTTGAGCATTAACCATCCTGTCCTGAGTATAGTACACACCAGGAACTGCTCGCTGAAGTTTTCTAATCGATTCAGACTCAGATTGATTCTCAATTGGAGTTGTTAGAGAGAATTGTACGGTACAACGTTGTTTGTTACCATACAAGTCTTGGTACTCAAGTATCATCACTCGCTTCTGTATCGCCGACACGGGGATTGATTGTGTGAGAGCCTCACTAGCACGAGTCCAGAGAGTAAAATGGCCAGTGGGTACATTAGAGTAGTTACCATCTCCAAACACCAATTGAATCCCATCACCCTCAAGAGTCTCAACTTGAAACACATTGCGATCGTTTGTTGGGCTATTGTATGCAATATTATCAACTTGAGTCCAATGGCGAACGAAATCGCCACTCGAGGTCAATTCCGCGAGCCAGACATCTGTGTCATTGATACCGTTGATCCGCAGTGCCTCTGTGTGGTTTACTGTCGCGCCGTCAAAGAACAAGGGGGTTGGTGATAAGTGCCCTTGCTTGGTTAGAAAGAAGTATCCAGTGTTTCTTGACCCTACTCCAAATCCGTCATTGAGTCTAAGAATATCGAGTGATCTATCCCCCGATGCTGGATACTCAGCGATGGCGCTCTCAGTTAATTTTACCGGAACGAGCTCCATCGGTAAATTTAGCTTATCGAGGTTGACTGTATACCTGTACACACCATTCGTCGTTGGCGCAACATTAAGTGAGAACTTCTCAACTATCGTACCATCGAGATTCAGCTTATCCGAGTCGTTTATGATTCCTGTCTTATTTATTTCAATTTTTTTGAGGAATAATTCAAAATGTATCTGCCAATTTGAATTGGTTTGATCGTTCCATTTAACAGCTTTATTTTTTAAATCCACACCCTGTTGGTCGATAATTGATTCAGTTGTAGTTAGGGTATCTATTTTAACCAGACCAGTTGCTGGGGTCCGGCGAGAGGGCGTGTACCCCATCATCGCTGCTAGTTGCAGGGCTGAGGACTTGCGGGTAACATTTCCCAATATGTGTTCTTGTGTGTTTACATCTACCCTATACGCAAACAGTTCCCCCACATATGCGAACAACTCTATTAAGGGTAACATTTCATCCGTTTCAATAAGGTTATTGAAATACTCTGGGTGATATGTTCGGAGATAGCTTATCAGAACTTG